CGCCACAACCGGGCGCGAGGAAAGCACAACGTCAATTCAATGTCTGACATTGTGATTGAACTCAAGAAGCGCAATTGGTCTGACACGCGTATTGCTAAAGAACTCGGCATGGATGCAGATGAGGTATTGCGCTTGTGCCAAGTGTCTGGCCTTGCTGAGGTATTCGGGGATGAGGAGTTTTCCAAAGCTTGGGATGCAGGCTTGTGGACTGATGAGGAAATTGACCTTTTGAATGAGGAGGATCTGTAATGGCTCGCGAAAAGGTTATGGAGCGAATTTTCCACACATGGGACCAATGGGAGTGCTACCCGGCTGGATTTTATGAGGAAAAGCCGCCAAAAGGCATGACTAACGATGAGTGCGAAGAGGCTTACCGTGACTTCCTGTCTGACCTTCCACGCTTTGCGTCAGCAATGGAAGGAGTTATCGCAGATTGGAAAAACTCTTGTGAGCACTATCTGACCAATGAGAACATGAACCGCATCGCATGGATGGGGCAAAGCGCTATGTGCTACGCAACTGGCGTCCCTGCAAGGTTTCGCGGCGGGTACAACCTCTTGACTGATGAGCAAAAGGCGCAAGCCGATAATCTGGCTCTTGAGTATATCAATGTATGGATGAGAAAGAATGGGTATTCAGAGTTGACACCAGAACTCGTAAAGCCTAGAACTCAAGCAAGCTTGTACTAAGGAGGTAGTGATGCAGCACAAGGTTTACCGAGATCAATCAGTATTGGATGCTGCGCGAGAGCGTATTAGAAAGACGTTTGACGACTTTGAAAAGATTTTTGTATCGTTCTCTGGAGGGAAAGATAGTAGCGTCATGTTTCATCTTGTGATGGATGAGGCTATTAAGCGTGACCGAAAGGTTGCTGTCATGGTCATTGACTTTGAGGCACAATACAAGAAAACAGCGCAGCATGTGGAGGAAATGTTTGATAGGTATGAAAAGAACATCGACCCGTACTGGATTTGCTTGCCGATCAAACTGCGTAATGCATCAAGTAACTTTGAGCCTGTTTGGACGTGCTGGGATGCTGAACGTAAGGATGATTGGGTGCGAGACATGCCTAAACACCGTGGCGTAGTAAGTGATCCTGAATATTTCGATTGGTTTCAGCCTAATATGGAGTTTGAAGAGTTTATCATTCTGTTTGCAGATTGGTACGCTGACGATGATGTAGCGGCGGGCTTTATCGGTATTCGTGCTGATGAAAGCCTGAACCGTTTTCGCACTATCTGCACCTTTCAGAAGGAAACGTGGAAGGGGTATCGGTGGACAACAAAAGTAACGGATAACGCCTATAACGTTTATCCGATCTATGACTGGAAAACACAAGACATCTGGAAATACCATGCGGCTTTTCCAGATCGTGAACACAACAAGATTTACGACCTGATGCACCAAGCTGGCGTGAAGCCATCTCAGCAACGATTGTGTCAGCCGTATGGAGACGATCAGCGGCGCGGCTTGTGGCTGTATCATATTCTTGAGCCTGAAACGTGGTACAAGGTTGTTGCGCGAGTAAATGGCGTGAATAGTGGTGCGCTGTATATCCAAGAGAATGGCAATATCAACGGCTACAACAAGATCACTTTGCCAGAGGGTCACACGTACAAGAGCTTCTGCAAGCTGCTATTGCAGACAATGCCTGAGGTGACGCGCAACCACTTCCTAGAACGCTTCAAGGCTCACATTAAGGGTTGGCGTGGTCGCGGATACACCGAAGATATTCCAGACTGGGCACCAAAGGTTTTGGAGGACAAACAGTGGGCACCAAGCTACCGCAGGCTATGTAAGGTCTTGTTGCGGAATGATTGGTGGTGTAAAGGTTTAGGTATGACACAGCCAAAGTCTGAGGCGTATGCGAAATATCTTAACATCAAGAAGAACAAGAAGGCACAAGAAGCATGAAAACCACATCCGCATTTGAGTTCACCGCAACTCTGACCGCACGCATCTTTAGCGACCCTGACACCGGTCCTGATGAGTTGGTAGACTTGGAGATTGAAACGGTCTATATGTTTGACCGCGAGTGGACTGATCGAGAGTTGCGCGCCGAGTTTGGGCGGCTTGCTGACTGGATTATTGACAACGTAGATGATGAGGAGTTTGAGTGATGTTCGGATACGGATACAAGGAAGACGCTTTAAAATGGCGCGAACATAAGAAAAAACTGGACGACGCGGAACTAGCAAAGACCGCAAAGATGGTGTGCAAGGTGCATTTGAAGGGCGGAGATGTGTTGGATTACACATTGGAATGCTCGTCCCGCTGGCATGATGCAGGGTTCCTAGAGGAATATTGGATTGTTATTCCGGCAAAAAAGCTTGTATTGAACCGTTACGAAGACCTGTGCGATAGAGCCAACGAAAATGGCCTACACATCAACGGATCATTCTATCCATCCTGTCAAATTAAGCGCATTGAGCGCGGGCAAGTGGAGGTGACTACCAATGACGATGCGTAAGGAACAAGAGCCTAAGAAAGAACGGCCAAAGAAAAAATGGCGTGACGGTGTAAATTATAAGTGCATTCACTCTGCGTCACCGGGGTATAAGGTTGGGGAGACGTACAAGTCTCACAAGAATGATGATGGTCACATTTGCTTGGCGGGTCGTGACGGTTATGTTGATCTGTGCAGTATGCTTGTGAGTGAATTTAAGGAGGTAACTACCCATGAGGTCTAACATTTGGAGCATTACCGTTGCGCCGGGTGATGGTGACATTACGGTGAATATTGTAACTGATGAGGGGGATGACATGGGGGTGATGATGAACGGCAATCCGCTTGTTATGCAGCCTATTATTAACGCACTGGTTGCGGGCATTACGGTTGGCGAGTTAGAAGGCAATGATAAAAAACAGGAGTATGTGCAATGAAGACTTGGGGCGAAATGAGTGATGAAGAACAAGGCGAGCTGTTGCTGGCACAACATCGGGGGAAGGCGATTGAGGATCTCACGGCAGCTGGTAAGTGGGTTCCTATGGACGGGCAGCGCTTCCACGATACGCGCGCATACCGCGTGAAGAAAGAGCCTGTTGTTGATGTGCGTAAAGACGCAGTAACTATTGGAAATGGCTTAGCCCAATTTATGGCTTGGGCCGAATGCACCTACACAGACGGCAAGCTAACGAAAATCCACTGGGAGGCGGATCAATGATCTCCCACGACGACATCCAAGCCCTAGCACCCGAAACCCGCACGCTGGACACAGATCGCAAAGACTGGCGCTCGCATCTAGATAAGATCATCCGCATGGGCGACACAGGCACACGTGTGGTGTACTGGGAAGGCCCGACAGACGTTGATCCACGGGGCAAGCGCAAGGAGGTGTTTGCCGTGGTGCGCGGGTACGCTGATGCGGGCAAGGTGCATTTGTATCAGCGGCGTGTTAGTGGTGGGTATCGGTATGAGTTGGAGGTGCGGGGATGACATACAAAGAATGGATGTCTGAGATTGAAAACTACTCTACACGACAAGAGCGAATGATGGAAGATATTAATTCTGGGGATGTTTCATCCATCGTTAAATGGGTTATGGCTGCGTATGAACAGGGGTATGAAGAAGGTCACTATGATGGGTACGGTGAAGGGTATGAGGAGGCATACGGATGACGCGGCTAGTAAACGACATTCTGGATAGTCTTGCGCTGTACGGTTTGATTGCATTCTTTTCGTTTTGGTCAATGATCGCGTTTGTGTGGTTCGACTTTGCCGAGTGGCTTGTTGTCTATCTATTCTATGCGATGGGCGCGCTACCATTATTCGTGGCGTTTGACGTGATGCTTTGGGGTTGGCGGATTTGGCGCGGGAAGGATGATGTGACATGACACGCAACCAAAAAATCATGGATATGATCAACAACGGCGCAACGTATGCCGAGACCGCAAAGGCCATTGGTGTAACGCGAAGTACTGTTGCTGGCGTTGTGTATCGTGAAAGGCGCAAGTTTGAGTACGTACTAACCCCAACTAGCACGGACGACTTGCCACCTATTGTCGGTCAGGTTGAACGCAAGTCCATTATGCAGCGTATCATTAACCTGTTCCGCTAATTGACCACACAATACCGGGCGTCTATATTGGGCGTCCGGGCTATCTATAGGAGGATATGAGGGTGAAACTCCCCATAAAGCGCACACACCCAAAAGCCGTAATGCCGAAGTTCCAAACCGATGGCGCGGCTTGCTTTGATCTAACAGCAGTTTCCCGTGAACCTGCGGGAGGCAGATCAATGCTGTACGATACAGGCTTGGTATTCGACATTCCCGACGGCTACCATATCAAGGTTTACAGTCGCAGCGGGCAGGGGTTCAAATACGATATGCGGCTCTGTAATAGCACGGGTATTATCGACAGTGACTACCTTGGAACCATCAAGGTAAAGCTAACCTATGACGGCCCTGTATCGTATCGCCCTGACTGGCCGCATGTCGGTGATCGCGTTGCGCAGGCTATGTTGGTCAAAAACGTAAAAACAGACCTAATCGAAGTAGAAGAAATTGAAAAGGAAACAGAACGTGGGGAAGATGGATTTGGCAGTACCGGGCGGTAACGGCGGCATGAATGACTATCAAAAGTTTATTGCGGTGAGCCGTTATGCGCGATGGTTGCCAGAAGAAAATAGGCGTGAGACTTGGGCTGAAACTGTTGATCGGTATATTGAGAATATTGTAGTTCCGTCTGGCGCTGACTTGGAAACGACTGACAAACTAGGGCAGGCCATTCTTGACCTAGAAGTGATGCCGTCGATGCGCGCTCTGATGACCGCTGGACCTGCTGCTGATCGAGATAATACTTGCATCTACAATTGCTCCTACTTGCCAGTAGATCATCCGCGCTCGTTTGATGAGGCAATGTTTATCCTGCTGTGCGGCACTGGCGTTGGCTTTAGTGTTGAGCGGCAGTATGTGAATAAGCTGCCAGAAGTTCCTAGCTCGATTTTGCCTAGTGATAATGTTATTGTTGTAGAGGATAGCAAGGAGGGTTGGGCTTCATCTTATCGTGATTTGCTGCATTATCTGTGGATCGGAGATATTCCAGTTTGGGACGTTTCAAAAGTTCGCCCCGCTGGTGCTAAGCTGAATACGTTCGGTGGCCGTGCATCTGGCCCTGATCCTCTGGTTGATCTGTTTAACTTCACTATTGGTGCATTCAAGGGCGCGCAAGGTCGCAAGCTTACGTCGATTGAATGTCACGATCTGATGTGCAAGATTGGCGAGATTGTTGTTGTTGGGGGCGTGCGCCGTTCGGCAATGATTAGTCTTAGCAATCTTAGCGATGATCGGATGCGCCATGCAAAGTCCGGCCAATGGTGGTCTACTGATCCGCAGCGTGCATTGGCAAACAACTCTGCTGCATTCACTGATAAGCCTGATGCGGAAAGTTTCATGCGCGAATGGCTAGCCTTGATGGAAAGCAAGAGCGGTGAGCGTGGAGTGTTCAACCGCCAAGCAAGCAAGAAACAGGCCGCTAAGAGTGGGCGACGTGATGCTGATTGGGATTTTGGTACTAATCCTTGCTCTGAGATCATCCTGCGCCCGTATCAATTTTGCAATTTGACGGAGGTAATTTGCCGCGCGAATGACACCCTGGATGACTTGAAACGAAAGGTGGAACTGGCGACTATCCTTGGCACCATTCAGTCAACGTACACGTATTTTCCGTACCTGCGTGATGTGTGGCGTGAAAATACTGAGGCAGAGCGACTGCTTGGCGTTTCGTTGACTGGCATTATGGATTGTGAGTTGCTTAATGGCGTAATCAATGTTGAAGCGTGGCGCGCACACTCCTTGACGGGTGATGAGGATTCTACCGTTGCCAGCGTTCTTGACACCCTAAAACGAACCGCAATCGAAACAAATGCCATTTGGGCTAAAAAGCTAGGCATCTCGCCAAGTGCGGCAATCACTTGCGTAAAGCCATCTGGTACTGTGTCTCAGCTTGTCGATAGCGCGTCTGGTATTCACGCGCGGCACAGTGATTATTACATCCGCACAGTTCGCGGTGACAATAAAGACCCATTGACGCAGTTTATGATTGCGCAAGGTATCCCTAATGAGCCGGACGTGATGAAGCCTGACACCACTACGGTTTTCAGCTTTCCGATGAAGTCGCCAGATGGTGCGGTAACTCGCAACGATATGACCGCAATCGAACAGCTGGAGTTCTGGTTGACGTATCAGCGGCATTGGTGCGAGCATAAACCGTCTGTAACCGTATCTGTGCGTGATCACGAGTGGCTTGATGTTGGCGCGTGGGTTTATCGTCACTTTGATGAGGTTAGCGGCATTAGCTTTCTTCCTCACTCGGATCACACGTACCAGCAGGCCCCATATCAGGACTGCACACGCGAGGAATACGAGGCCATGCTTGCGGATATGCCAGCGCACATTGATTGGTCTGGTCTGGCTGAATTTGAGCGAGAGGACACAACAAAGGGAAGTCAGACAATGGCCTGTAGCGCTGGTGTCTGCGAACTAGTGGACCTTAGTTCTTGACACTATCGACGCCCTGTGGTTTACATGGGGCGTCTTGCATTAGGAGGATAAGGCATGAAGGTAGACGTATCAACGAATAGCCCCATTTTGAGAATGGAAGTAGATACTGATGATTTTGGCAAGATGTTTGCGAACATGGCGTCAGACGAACAAGTCGAGGTGTTGCGTGCAATGATCGATCACATGAAGCCGCACCAAATACAGTGGGATTACATTGGAATTGATCTTGAACTTGAAGAAAACATTGACCTTAAGCGCGAATTGAAATATGTGTTTTCTAGCCTGCTTGGAGAATAAACAATGCCACCAGACATGAGCGCTGATTTGCACGCGCAAGGAATGTTGTCCACAAAGGAAGCCTCGTATGTGTATGACCGCAACGGGGTTGTGATTGCCAATCTGCAATACTGGATTAAGGATGGGGAGCCTGTGTTTTGATCTGCTACAAGGATATGACGTTTTGCAGTGCGGAGTGCGTCAACCGAAAATGTCGCCGCAACTTTTCACCAGATGTCGCAGAGGGCGCGCGCAAGTGGTGGTCACACGACCCAGACAACGCGCCGATTGCGTTTAGTGACTTTAGTGATAGGTGTGGAGATTTTGAGCCACACAAGGAGATGTTTAGAGGATGATCAGCCCGTTTAAGTGGTGGAAGGCCCGACGCAAACGCCAGCAAGACCTTGCATAGCTTGTGCGTGCTGCGTTTGAGCGCGGGTTTAAGTCAAGCGGCGACGATTGGCGTCAGTCGTGGAAAGAGACGCCTGAGCGCGCTACGTTGGTGCGATGGGGGTATATTAAGGAGGATGACACATGGCGGTGACAGCGACCGTAATTGCGGACAGCATTGCAGATGGGTGTCCGCGTTTGACGACATTGCAACTGCGATACCCACGGTTTATTCATGCGGAGGTAATGACGCATCGTGTGTTTAGCCGTAATGCTAGCAGCAGCCGGGCTATTCCTGTTGAGCGTGTGATTCAGGACGTTATTGATGATCCTGCCATGCCTGTTCATTGGGGGAAGAACCAGCCAGGAATGCAGGCGCGGGCTGATCTCAAAGGTTGGCGACGTATTTTGACCAAAGGCACATGGCACGCGGCGCGCTACGCTACATTGGGTTGCGCTTGGGTTGCAATGAAGGCGGGCGCTCACAAGCAAATCGTTAACCGCATCCTTGAGCCGTTCCAGCACATCAACGTGCTTGTGACTGCTACCGAGTGGGACAACTTTTTTGCGCTGCGAGATCACCCGGACGCACAGCCGGAGATTGCTAAGTTGGCTAGGGCTATGAAAGGGGCTATGGCTGGAAGTGAGCCTAGGTTTCTGAAGCCGGGTAGTTGGCATAAGCCGTATATTAACGCAGATGACTACAGCAACCAAGGTGACATGCGCATGGTATCCGCCGCCCGTTGCGCATCCGTCAGCTACAAGACCGTTGATGGCAAGCCTATGAGCGTCGAGAAAGCGCTGGATATCTTTAATAAACTGGCGGGCAGTGATCCTATTCACGCATCACCGTTTGAACACATCGCACGTCCTGATCCTGACAATGGGCCGGGGTGTCGGAACTTTACTAAATGGCACCAATGGCGTGCGGATCTGGAGGAACACTAATGGATTGGACTATGTGGCCGCAATTTGCTGTGGCAGGGCTTTTTATGATGTCTATGGGAGTTAGCTTTGAAAATCATGGCAAGCCTAGAACTGGAAAGGCTAACGTGGGTATTGATATTGTCGCAGTGTCACTTGTGGTGTGGCTGCTATACATGGGGGGCTTCTGGTCATGACACCACAACAATTAATCGACATGCCGGGGTACGGTAAGGCGGAGCAGGAATTGAAGAAGCAAGGCAATTGGGACGAATATGCCGGTCTTGCTGAACGTGAATTTAATGTGCAGGTTGAGTACAGTTACACAGAAACAGATAAAGTATGGCTTAAAGTGAAGGCGCGTCATCCAGATGAAGCATCCGACAAAGCATACGATTTGAACGAGGACGACCCAGATGTGGTATCGGGGTCTACAGAGATTCTGGAGGTAAAAGAACTATGAAACTAACCATCGACCAGCCCAAACTCCTGCAAGCCCTAGCTGCACCGCTTGGCATTGTTGAGAACCGCAACACCATTCCGATCCTTGGGCATGTGAAGCTGACAGCGGACACAAGCTTGACTGTCACATCGACAGACCTTGACATGGAGGCGACCACCACGACAGACGCGGAAGTAGCCACACAGGGCGAAACCACTGTGCCTGCAAAGACGTTTATGGATATCGTCAAGCGCATTCCCAAGGGTAAGCAGGTTCAACTTGATTGCACAAGCGGCAATCTGCGCATCACGGCTGGCACGCTGGACTTCACGCTAAACACACTTCCCGCTCATGACTTCCCCGTCATGGCGTCTGACAGCTATGACAACACGTCACAGATTGAGGCTGATGTGTTTGCTGACATGCTGAACAAAACCAAGTTTGCCATGTCAGCGGAGGAAACACGATACATGCTGAACGGCGTATACATGCATAACGATGATGCGGGTGACTTGCACATGGTGGCCACAGACGGCAATCGGCTGGCACGAATGACGCATCAGGGCAGCGTAGCAGTGTCTAGCGTGATTATCCCGCGCAAGGCAGTTATGGAGCTGGTCAAGCTTATGGAGCAAGCCGACGCTCCGGTGACATTAGAGACCAGCGAAACCAAGATCCGCGTGACAGGTGATGGGTTCTCTGTTGTGTCTAAAGTGGTGGACGGCACGTTTCCCACGTATGAGCGCGTTATTCCGTCCAGCCACAACCGCACCATGCACGTGGACGCTAAGGAGTTCTCTGCGGCCTCTGCGTCGGTCACAGTGGTGTCTGATGATCGCACCAAGGCTGTTAAAATGTCAGTTGCCGGTGATGTGTGCGTGCTGTCTGTCCGTGGCGCAACAGGTGAAGCCAAGGCGGAAGTTGCCGTTGATTACGATGGCGATGCGATTGACATTGGGTTCAACAGCAAGTATTTGGCGGAGATGATGGCGCAGGCAAACGGCGGCACAGTGACGGTCAAGATGTCAGGCCCTATGGACCCAGCTAAGTTCCTGATGGACGACACGCCGGGGTTTGTCGGTGTTAATATGCCGCTTAGGATGTGAGTGGCCAACCTAAAAACACCCCCGCCGATTGAGCGGGGGTTTCTTTATGCGCATGGTGTATGCGTATGATCTATACGACATAGCGTAAATTTATGATTTATACGCCATAGCGTAAATTACCCACGACTAGCGGCCTCCCCAGCTAGTGCAGCATACGCAGCCCCATCTACAAAGCTATCAGCCCGATACGCGCCCTGATTTGACCGTACCATTTTCAGAACCTCCATAAACTGCCATCCTTGCTGCTCTGTCATGGTTACGCCAGTAATCGCAGAGAACGCGCTTACTGTTGCCGCCATACTGCGCTCGCCTTGCGGCTTGTCGTATGTCTTTGCACGGTCACGCATCTCACTAGCTGCCTGTTCTAGGATGCCTTGCGCGCTATCAATTCCGTCACTCATCGTCCAACAACTCCTGAATAACCTCTGCCAACTCTTCCAACTCCTCTGGGCCGATCATTACATCCCCCGCGTCTGTATGTAGTATCAAATACCCATCATCCACGCTATACGAAACGTCACCAAATTCACCGCGCATTGAACTTATCCTTCACACTTAATAATCACGCCACGAGGACGTCTCGCCAAGCATTTATCGCGCGCTCCGCACTTTTTGCACTTGACAAGATACAAATCGTTATCATGCCAAGCTTTCCCTTCAATCTCGGTTACTTCCAAATTATCCTTATCACCCCTGCAATAGCTCATCTCATTACCTCCTTACCGGGTCATATGCCCGTAATACCAAACCATCCTCCCGATGGAAAGTGATCGACTGCATTTGACGCCGCGACGAATAATGATGACCTGCCGCATAAGCGTCACGAGGGCAGAACGCCCGCAGGCTTTCCCACTGGATCGCGCCGAGGTCTTTAACTTGAGTATGATGCACATGACCGGTAAAGACGTACCGCTGCCGCGTAGTGGACCAATCTGGGCAAGTGTCAGCAATTTCTAGAGCTAGACGCTCAGGCTTGCTACGGTCGCCATGATGGGCCGCAATCAACCCTACACCCCAAGCCATATGGAACAGGTCAGCCTTGCCATCGTCCACCATGACACGCGGCTCATTTCTGTAACGCTGCGACATGGCAACCCGCAGAACAATGTGTGAGTGCTCATCGTGGTTTCCGCGCAGAACTTTGATGCGTACCTCAGCGTGTTTTTGCAATAGCGCGTCGACCGCATTCGCCAGAAGGTCAACGCCAAGATCCACCACCCGATTGTGCCGACCGTCAACGTCCAGCTTGTGCTTACTTGCTGGCGTTTCAGCGTTCCCGTCGTCCGCATGGAAGAAGTCGCCACCGATCAGCAATAGCGCCGTGTGACTATCAGGCGTCAAGGCCATTGTCTTTACTAGCGCCATAGCCATATCCGACGAGGCAAGTTTAGTGTCGTAATCCTCGCCAGTCTCATCGCCCCAAGACAACATACCGAAATGAACGTCAAACAGCGGATAAATGGTCAATAGATCATCCATAACCGATGCAGGCGGAACAACAGGCGCGGCGGGTGTAATGTTATCAAAAGCGTCCGCAATGTCCTCTAATGTTACACCGGCTTTACGTTCTGGCCGCAACATTACGCTATAACCGTCCGTCTTTACCCAAACGGTACTAGGTTCCATTCCACTGCCGATTGCATCCATCGCGCCTTGAATAGCGGGGTCGCGTGCAGCCGCCGCCAACCGCGACTTAACCTGCCGAGCGCTCAGCCCCATGCGTTCTGCAATCTGCGCACGTGTAAGGCCATCAGCTTTAAGGCGTGCCGCTTCGATCTGTTCCTGTTTGGTATCTGACATAAAAAAACCTCCTATGTTTCATTTCTTTGGTGGTGGCGGCCTTTGGGGTGCGCGGTATACACAATCTTCCTTATTCAAAGACCTAAGCCACCATCGTCGATTATTTACTCCTTTACGCAACCCCGCCCAATACCGTTCAAGCCATACCCAAGTGCCATCGTGCATTTGGGTTGGAAATAGAGCAAATACACTCACGCCGTCTTGAGCGCGATCTTCGTATTGATCAATCGTTTCGCCTCTCCACCTCACAAAAAAAACCTCCTATGTTTCCATAAGAGGTTTAGACCGTGTTTTGATATTGTGCAAATTAGGCGGGGTCGCCGACTGGATCTCGCCGATAATCCTGCCCGACTGTGATGATACAACTAGTGCCGGTCGCAGTTGTAGACATTAGCGTCCAAGTTTGAGTTTCATCGTTGCCCCACAACTCGATCAATACGCCTTCTGTCTTGCCCATCCAAATACGCTCCTCGCCGTGATCTTCAATCAAGGCCGAGTAAATATTTAGGGTTTTGCCGCACGTAGGCGATTGAGCCTGCACGCTAGTCGCTACAATGGTCATCGCCACAGCCGTTAGGATAGATTTAATCATGGTCATTCCTCCTATGGAACATATAAGATCTATAGCAATGACCCCGACCAAACACGAACACCCATGCACGCCAAAACCAATGCCGTTTACGCAACCGCCAAGCCTTACTGCACCAACTTTCGTTATAGCCTGTGATGTAATGGCAAGTGAGGCGGCTTAGGTCAGTCAAGCATGATAGTGCGCGCATGTCAACCCTCCTGATATACGGCGTTGTCTTGTGGCGCTGAGATTGGCAGGAGGAGGAACCAAACCCAGCAAGGGGGACACAACGCCGCCAAAACCCCATGTTGTGAGCGTATGATATATTTGCAGGGATGTAAAGTAAGGCACGACGTGGGGCGCTATAACCCTAGGCGAGGCATCTAGTGCGTCGCCCATCCCTAAATTCCCTTGGCGGCCTAGGAACCCGCCTCACCGTGTAAACATTCACGGTGAGCCTAAACGACTGGTCTACTTTGTTGAGCGCGGGGATGCTAGGCTATCAGCCAGCTAACTAGCACAATCCCTTACCGCTGATTTTGCCGCGCTCAGAAGAGTGTGACCGTCCGCAAAGGCGAACTCGCGGGCTAGGCCCTGTAAATCACACTCATCAAAGAGCGGCTATAATCGAGCGAGGGCGGGATTAGCTATGCCCATTATACCCGAGGCTCCCATTGCCTTCACGCCCATGAAGCGCGACCGGTGGGAACCCTCGATAAAGCGCAAATACATCATAGTAAATACGCGGGCCGGTCGCGCCACAAAGGAGCGGCAAGTTGCAGATAGCATGGGTTGTGACAGGTGTCAACAGGCCAAATAAAAAAAGATGTGTTGACAGGGGGAGGCGGGTGGTGTAGATGTTTGGGTGTAAATCATAGGGAGATTACGTATGAAGCGATTGGCGGTAGAGTTGATCAACAATCAGACCATTATTCACGAAGGCGAAAAGCTTGACGTTGAGGTTGACGGTGACGGATTTAAAGAAGTTTGGGACTATAAAGAACCTCCAACCGGGGGTCTACGTCGCGCGTTTATTGCAGCATACAATGTGCAATACATCGCCCGAATATGGGACGCCACTAACGACTAGCACCCCTAAGGCCACCCTAACCCGGTGGCCTTACCTCTTCCAAGCAAACGAACCCGCACCACCGATACACGCCAGAACAATCCAGCCTGCCCATTCATCTAGTGGTGGCGGCAATGCATGAACTTGCTGGTCCCCGAACAGATCGCGCACATACGGCAGGCTATCCATTACCACAGCGACATACCACAGCCCGGTAGGAACAGCAAACATCAGCAGTAGCCAGAACCCGCCAGACTGCATCCATGGCGTCCGGTTCTCATAGTACGCTTGCACAACGTCAGCTTCTTCGCGCAACGCTGCAACCCGCTCATCGGCCTTAATCCTTTCAGCGTCGTTTGTGGCGTTTCGTTTTTCTGCATACGCGCCGCGCAATTCGCGAACGATGCCGGACAATCCACCGCCAAGGAGCCATTTAGACAGAATTCCTAACATCTAACTTAACCTCCTTGCGAAACCTCTTGTTGTATTTTTTCTTTGCAGACTTGCATACTCCGGGCCTAGATAATGCACACAAAACCTTGCGCGCCCGCCTGCTGAACGCGTCATGCTCATCGCCGCCTTTTAGCGGAATGCGCTTCATGGCCGCACTCGATCACGCCACCAGCTAAAACCATAAGGAATTGCCAGTGCCGCAACCAATACCAGAGCCTCAGTCACGTCGCCCTGCATGTACTCTGGCAGGTAGCCATTCGCCACAAGCCACGCCACCAGAGGTGCAAAGATGTGTCTCAGCAGTCGGCTTAGCTCAGTCATGGGCGACCTCGTGCAAGTATTGGCGCAATAGATACCCCTCTAGCGCCCAAATCTTATTTCTAGCATTCTCGCGTGCAATCTTCCTGCCTATATCAGCGTCAAAGTTACTGGGACTAGCGCATGCACTTTCACCAGTTACCGTGAACCCATTTTCAAGAGTTAGACAGCACACGGTAAGGCAAGACCCACTAAATACGTGATAATCTTCCGATACGATTACCGCATCAATCTTTTCAGGTGTAAGACGCGGCGCATTCAGGCCCTTTGCTTGAATTTCCGCCTCAATACTTAACTCTTTCATCGCTTAAATGCCCCCATGATAACCCGCAGAATTGCACCCCAGTCAAACCCCTTGGCGGTGGGCTTAGACGCCATATCCTTGGCCGTGGCCCTAACGCTTGTAACGCGCGCAGTCCATCCGTTCTTGTACTTCCACCAAGTTCTCAGCCCGCGCATAAATGCAAGTCTAGCATCGCATGCTGCGTCAATGGTGCGCCCAATGTTAGCGGACTTTGCCGCCCGCAACGTCTCAGGGCCAATGCGCCCATCCATCGCCACACCTAGCGCACCTTGCACCCATTTGGCACCGCGCGACACACCGCTGTTAACCGCCCCATCAAACGCCACCAAGTCAAGACCCGCTGGCAGATCATCACCCCGTACAGCATCCCAATAATCTCGCCTGTAAATCGCCGCCGCATCTTCCCATGTCAAGTTTCTGATATCGACTGACGGATACGATCTTTTACTGATGCCGTATTTGGTTTCTCCGCCGGGATCAACGGGATCATTCACATAACCGCCCTCGCTGATCTTGGTATGCGCAAGGCAAGCCTCCCAATTGTGTTTAGCCATCCAAATAATCCTCTGCTTGCGCCCGTGTGGCAAAGCACCTATCCGTTGACGTTTGCGCCCAGTGTTTACTATCTGGCCCGTGAATTACGTTGTTACTAGATATACGATACTGGCAGGGATCGCGCAAAACACGCAACTCATAGCTAGTAGGACCAACAGGTATGGCACCAATCCACCACGTCCAAGATGCGGTCCAAGTGGACCCCAATGGGTCATTAAGGCAATCCTCCGCCCAATCAATAGACCACCTACCCACTGTGTCTGCGCTGGTGTACTTAAATGGCCCTCCGCGTTGTTCGCATATATGCCCGCCATTGTGTCCGGGCGTTAGCGGTCTAACTGTTTCGGTGTATGAAATCCAAGGGCGATCCGCGCCGATCCGATCCATAGGGAATGACCGACTGGTTACGACTTGATCGCCCTCAATAATAACCCCATCAACGTCAATAGCTAATGCGCTAAATGGGATTGCTTGTACTAGAAACCCAATAACAAACATCCATCCAACAATAAGGAGAGTGCGGTCAATCATTTGGAATTTCCCATGTGCTTTATAAACTCAATTACCTGTTCTCCATAAAGCCACAGCCCCCAGATCATACCAACAGGGGCCGCGCCGTATTTGACCGCCCCGTTAGTTAGCCACAATGTCATTTTGACAGAACGAACGATGCGAATAACCAAAAGGTTAATTTCGCGCTCTTCCTTAGACAGGCAAACGGCCTCTAGGGCCGCAAGTCGCTTTTCGTATTCTTCAAATAGCTTTGGGTCAATCATAACGGCCAATGCTTGTCATCGGCATAATCTACAGGAATGCCGTTGTCCTTCATATCCCAACTGGTCGCCATGACGCTTTCAAACCACGTCATCGACTGAGTGATTAGGCTGATCATTTGATCTGGTGTTAGATTGTGCGTTACGTCAGAACGGTCACGCAAAGTCAGGATGGGCGATGTAACTCCCGCCGCTTTATACCCTTGTGCGCGCAACAAGAGCGCCAAGTAAACACTCTGATCAAAGTCCCGGCCTGTTAGCGGAATAGGGTTTGCAACCCCCGCAACAGTAAACTCTGACCCGTATTCTAGCCGTCGTGTGCGCTCTGCGTTCACGTCTGCGTCGGTAGGAGGGGGCGGCGCAGGTGACGTGAAGGCTTCCCCATCCCAAAGATCGCCAATCCGAGCGCCGCCCGCTTCAATCCAGTTGTCCGCAAGTGGCGCTTCGGCTCTTGCGATGTTTGCGACTTTGCCGTTTTCAATGATTGCGTATTTCATTTACTCGCTCCTTACCAGCTAATCACACGGCAGTAACCATCACCACCATCGCCACCGCCGCCGTCATTCGCGGACCCACCGCCGCCACCACCGGGCGTTGCGCCGTCACCGGCCTTTGTTGATGCAGTGTCATCCCCATTGCCGCCGTTGCCCGCAAGGGCACTTGCGCCGCCAACTTTTGAATTGCCGTCCAGAGACCCGCCACCAC